CGAAGGCAAAAACGGCTTAATCGAATATGTTTTTGTCGTATATCGTTGGCGCACTAACCGCATTGTTAATGAGTTTGCGGTTAAGAATGGGGTTGTTGATAGCGGATTGTTGGCAAAACTTCCTCAGTCGGTGCGTCAAGCTTACGAGAAAAACGAAATTAACACGGAGTTTCAAGTAGTCCATGGCATCTACCCTCGCGAAGATTTTAACCCACGATTGAAGGGTAAGCGCGGTGCAAAATATATTGGTGTTTGGTTCTTGGATAGCAAGGACAACGATATTTTTGCCGAAGAAGATTATCGCACGATGCCGATTGCGGTTTGCCGTCAAATCAAGGTTCGCGGTGAAGTTTATGGGCGTTCGGCTGGCACAATCCTTCTATCGTCGATTAAGACGGTTAACTATATGGTTGGCCAAGTGATGGAGATTTTGGAGAAAATGAACGAGCCGGGCTTAGCGATTGAAAACAACGCTCTGCTTGGCGATAGCGTTCTCGACAGCTCATCCGGTTCACTTACTGTGCTAAACAGCGGTGCAACATCAGGCAGTAAAAACCCAATCTTCCCGTTATATGACGTGGGCGACCCGACAGGGATTATCAACTATCTCATCCCCTACCTTAACAGCAAGATAGCCACGGCGTTTAAGATTGATTTGCTTATCGATTTCAACAATCAGCAACAGATGACGGCGGCCGAAAGCACGCAGCGTTATATCATTCGCGGTCAAGCGTTGGCGGGAACATTGTCCCAACAAATGACCGAGATGGTGTTTGTTGTCGCTCGTCGTGCAATTTCGTTGTTGCTCGATATGGGATTGTTAGGGGTTGACCCGTCAAACGATGCCGCTGTTCGTGCAATGTCTGAGGCTGGCAGAGCCGACAAGATTATCCCGCAAGCTGTAATGGACGCAATAAAAGGCGGTTATCAATGGTTTGTGGTTAAGCCTAATGAGCGTATGCGCAAAATGCTGCAAACTGAAAAGATGGAAAGCTTGATGCAGTTTGCAAATGGGATTATGATGTTGGCACAAATGAACCCTGCAATTCTTGGCGCGGTAGATTTCTACAAGCTCTTGAGTGATTGGGCGTTTGAACTAGGCGTAGATGTTTCCTATTTGATTGGTGCGGCAGAATTTGAAGCTTTGCAAATGCAACAACAGCAGATGCAAGCGCAAATGATGCAGTTGCAGCAAATGCAAGTTGGAGCAACTGCGGGAAAAGATGTTGCACAGGCAAGAAAGTTGACCAATGAAAGCAACAAGTGAGAAGCTGCAAGAGCTAGCAGCAGCTAAGGCCAAAGCTGAGCAAATGCAGAAGGAACAGCTTGAACGGTTGAGAAAGTCGGCGAACGCGATATTCTCAACTGAACATGGCAAGGTTTTTGCGCGTGAATTACGGGCATTTTGTCAGGTTGACAAGGTGGACGTTGATGTAAACCCGCAAAATCTTGCGTATCAGAAGGGCTTAAGAAATGTTTATCTCGCCTTTGTGCGAGGATTGCTTGAGCCTGATGTTTTAAATCAAATTGAAAGGTAGGATTAAATGGATATTCCCACCCCAGAAGCGGGCGCGGGACAACCTGCATCATCTCCGGTATCATCTGCACCAGTTGCAGAAGCTCCGGCGACGAATGCAGCCCCTGCAAACGCAGTTGCGGACAATGGTTTTGCCATTCCGAAAGATTATGCCGAAGCTGGTTGGGCTAAAAACCTGAAAAGCGTCGATGACGTTTGGAAAAGCCTAGCCAATGCTCAAACACTTATCGGCAAAAAGACTATAGGTCTGCCAGATTGGAAAGATGTTAGGCAGACAGAGGAATATCTTGCAAAGGTTCGTCTAGGCGACGAAGCGGCTTATGCTTCAAAACTTGAGAAGCTGTTGCCTGATGAGGCCGACCGCTCACAATATGCTAAGGCTATGCACGATGCAGGTCTTAACGAATATCAACTTGAGAAGATTTTGTCGGTAACGGAGGCAGTCACGCAAAGCAAACAAGAAAAGTTGTTTGGCGCGGAAAGCTTTAAAGCTGATTTGATGAATACTTTCGGCGGAGACGAGGCTAAGGTTGCGGCAATCCACAAGGAAGCTGTTGAGCTTTTCGGCAGAGATTTTATTGACCAAACTCCTAACCCTTCATTGCTTAAAGCTTTTCAGGCTATCGAAAAAATCAAAGAGCAATACGGGGTTAAGTCGCTATCTGCCGCTGTCGGTGCTCCTGCTGCTGTTTCGGAAAGTCCGGAGACTGTTGCAAAACAGATTGATGAGCAGATGGCAAAAATGCAGCAAATGAAACGCGCTCCTCACAATTCATCTGATTATGCCAACGAGCAAAAGCGCCTTAACGAACTTTACAACAAGAAATTCAGACTTGAAGGGAAACTCTAATGTTAAAATTTACCGTATCCGGAACTTATCGCAATGCTGCCGGACATGATGCCGAGCGCGTTGAATTTGACAAACTCGAAGTTCTAATGCCCGATTGCGACGAAGACCGATATATCCAAAATCTTAACCGGATTGTGCCGGGGGTAATTAAGGCAAATGAAAAGTATCCGCTTCGCTGCGAAGTCCTCGAACAAGTCTTTGTTGATAATGTCGAAACTGTAAAAGGCGATGATGGGCTTGCAGGAAAAGACATTAAAGAATTGTCTTGGGATGAGTTGCAATTCTTGTGCATCAAGCATAATCTTCGCGAAATTCCCTATCATGGGGTTGTTTCGCTTCGGGAAGCAAGGGAGAAGGCTTACGTTGCTTATATGTCACACATTAGGCAGAGAGATTTGCCGATTGGTGATTTTAAAGACTGGCCTCCGCTCTTGCTCGATGGCTCAAAGCATCAGGCAAAAGAGCCGGAAGTCCTTTCCAATGAGCAGATTTTGCAAGCTGAAAAAGAAAACGATGGCTCATCTAACTTGACTTTTGAAGAACTTAAAGAAGCGGCTAGGCTTCGTGGCATTACCTTCCATCATGCCATTGGCTACAAAAAACTTTATGAATTGGTTTTTGGCCAATAATAATTTTTTCCACAAGAAAGAGGGGTTAGCGCCCCTCTTTTTTTGTTGCAAAAAAGCACAATGTATTGTAATAATACAACAGATAAGGGCAACTAGGGCAACCTAATCCTTGCGTTTATAGCCTCGGCGCGAGGCTAATATCGCGCAAGAGAAACCTGCTAAATAGCAGACAATTCCTCGAAAATCACAAATTTTCAAACTTTCATAGAAGGAGGTTTTGTCATGCCCACGCCCAATATCGATGCTGGTGCAAAGCTCCAGTTTCAGGAAAGCTTTTACAAGCTCGCGCAACAGCGCAATACTAAACTTGGTTCGTCTAATGCCGTGTTCTATCTTCCGGCAGATGGAAAAACCAACAACATGGCTCGCATCGGTTCTACCGAACTGGTGGAGGTCAATCTTCGCAACCCTGACAAGCAATATATTGATTACGACCTTGACAATCGCAAGATGACCAAGCGGCGTTTCACTCGCACTTTTCAGGTTGACAAGCTCTACGACATCAACAATCTGCTTGCAGACCCTACCTCTCCGCTTATGGAAAATCTCCTTAATGCGGCAAATCGCGTAACTGACCGTGTTATCGTTAGCGCTGCGGTTGGTGATGTGCTTGTTGGTGGGCCAGAAGAAACCGGAACTCTTGTTTCTGCGGAAAATGACGGCGTTCTTACCGTTGCGGCAACTTCTGGTTTGACCTATGGGACTATTCAGTCGATTACCCAGAACTTCATCAACAACGACCTTGAATATGAAGATTTTATGGGCACTGTTCTTGCTATTTCTGGCAAGGAAAACACCGCTCTTATGGGGCAGACCAACTTCCTCAGCAACGACTTTATTACCAGTCGCCCGGTTGAAGAAGGCGTTATGCGCAATGTCGGAACGTATGGCGTTGTCATGTTCGCGGGTTCGGTTGATGGTGGAATTACTAAGGTAAATCCCATCCTGCCGGAAGCGTCTGGCGTTCGTAAGTGCGTTGCGCTTGCTCCTCGCTCGATTGCGATGTCGAAAAAGGTTGATTTGCTTGAGGTCAAAGAGTCTGCGACCAAGGTTAATTCTTGGGACGTTACTATCGACCTGTGGATTAACGCGATGCGTATCGAAGGCAAGCGCGTTCAAATATTCACTACCACCATTTAAGGAGTAGGTTAAAATGGCTACTTGGAATAATCTGGGTTATACTGCAAAAGACCGTAACCCTATGTATCAGACGGGCAAGAAGTTGCTTACCGTTCATGCACAAGCGCCTATCGACGTTAGCAAAGTAGATAACGGGGATGTATGGGTTCTCGCGCAGGTAAGCCTTACTTCTCGCGTTCATCGCATTGTTGTTGGCAAGGCGTTTGCTTGCACTGCGGCGGCTGATAATGACTTCGGTTTTTATCGCAAGGTTAATGGTGTGTTGGTCGCTATTGACAAGGATATTCTTGTCGATGGTATCGACTTCACTTCTGGCTCTGGAAGTCTAAGTTACGGATATGATATTCTGTCGGCCAACACCAGCCTTGACCGGACGAAGAATGTCGGCGAATTGCTCGACGTTTCTACTGATGATGGTTATGCAGAAATCTATCTTTGTATGACCATGAACACCAAAGAAACTACCAACGATTTGGTGATTGATTTGGATGTGGTCATCGAGGAATCGACTACCAACTAACATTTAAGCGGGAGGGGGTTAAAATCCCCTCTCGTGATTTATCAATTTGCGAGGTCGCTATGGCTATTGTTTCAAAGGTTCAGATTTGCAATTTAGCTTTGGGTGTCCTCGGTTCTGCCGAAAACATTTTAAACATTGATAACCCGACTAATGCGTCTGAGAAAATATTTGCTTTGCGATATGATTTGACGCGCCAGAAGGTTTTAAAACTTGTGAAGCCTAACTTTGCTCTAAAACGTGACAAGTGGGCAAAATTAAATGTAACTCCGTCCTTTGGGTATGCTTATGCCTATGCTGTTTCAAATGACTGCTTAGCGGTTCTTGGTATTGGCAATATTGAAGAAAAGCGCAACGATTATGCTGTAGAAGGCGGCCAACTGCAAACCAATCAGGATGCGCCTGAAGGTTTACCAGTTCGCTATGTGCGCGACATTACAGACGTAACCAAGTTTACACCTGAGTTTGTTGATTTGTTGGCATGGTATTTGGCTTATGATTGCTGTATGTCTTTAACGCAAAGCGCGGAGAAGTTGGGATATTTAACTCAGATTATGCCGCAGAATATCTCCAATGCTTCGGCAATGAACGCGCAGGAAAATCGTCCCATTAGGATTAGTAACTCAAAGTTTAAGGCAGCAAGATACAATCGCAAACCTAGCTTTGAGGAGAAACTTTAATGCGTTTAACTACGGCATTAACAAACTTTTCCCGTGGACAGATTGACCATAATTTGCAGGGTCGCTTTGACCTACCCATTTACAACACAGGTTCAGAGCGGTTTATCAACTTTGTTTCAAACTTTCAGGGCAATGCAATATTCCGTTGCGGTCTTTTGCATATGCTTGATTTGTTTGATTGCAATATGGTTGAGTTTCGCTTCAATTTTGAGCAAAACTATATTCTGTTGTTTTGTGACCCGACTAATAGCGGAACGGCAAAGATTAGGTTTTTGACGTTTGATAGCAATGGAAATTTCGGATTTGTGCTTTCCGGCGGAAGTCCTTTAGAGGTTGCTACCCCATATACACTCGCGCAAGCTAAGCAGATACAGACAGCGCAAGATGCTGATGTGATGTATGTTGTCCATCCTCTATTTAAGCCGTATAAACTAACTAGGACTAGCGCAACATCGTTTACTTTTTCCGCTGTTAGTCTTATCGACGGTGGATATTTGGCTATTAACTCTACGGCAACGACCATAACACCATCGGGCACTACTGGCAGTATTACTCTAACGGCTAGTGCATCATTGTTTGCGGCAAGCGATGTAGGGCGCTTGGTTCGCATTAAGATTGG